AATATATTTCCAAAATATTTATTATTACTGAATTTTAACAGAACTCTTTGCTTTATTATTACTGAATTTTAACAGAACTATTTGCTTTATGCGTTCATTATGCGTTCATTATGCGTTCATTATGCGTTCATTATGCGTTCATTATGCGTTCATTATGCGTTCATTATGCGTTCAAAGTGCGTTCAAAGTGCGTTCATTATGCGTTCATTATGCGTTCAAAATGCGTTCAAAATGCGTTCAAAATGCGTTTAACTGTATTGGGTCGTTACAAAATAAGATTTAAATCTCTTTTTGGAATGGTGCATCTAGTGTATTTTTGAAAAATCATATTATCACTAATTGAATCTGTTAATTTAATTGTTAATGTAGATTTTTCTAAAGATGATGTTTTTTTATTGTAATTTACAACTCGTATAGAAATATCAAAATTAAATAATTTTATATAATTCTTTTTATCACGATATTTATCATTTGAAATTAATACACAATTATTTTTTTTTTGTAAAATATAAAAAAAATATTGGCATAAAAAATCATCCTTGTTTTTATCAAGAATGACATTATCATATTTATCTTCAATAATAATAAATTTCATATTAAATTCTGAATGAGTTTTCATTATATTATCCAAAATATTTTCATAATCATTCAACTTTTTCATTACAAAATAAAACGTACTTGTTTTTTTAATTTGCACGTAATCAATATATTTTGAAAAAAACAATTTGAAAAAATCATATGTATCTTGTTCCTTGTTACAATGTTTTACGGAATGAAAATCAATATTGTCTTTTTTATACTTTATTTCTCTAAAATCTGAAAAAATGTTTAAAAAATCAACAATGTAAACATTTGATTTATAATTGTTAGCGATAATTGTGTTCATTGTAATTAATTATTTTATCTTTTTATCTTTTATCCTTTATCTTTTATCTTTTATCTTTTATCTTTTATCTTTTTAAATTCGATTTTTTTATAATATACGCGATTATTCGTCTTTACGAGTTTTTAAAAAATACGAAAACAATTGACTATAATAACTATTGTCGTTGTTGTTGTTGTCGTTGTCGTTGTTGTTGTTGTTGTTGTTGTTGTTGTTGTCGTTATTTACATTGTCATTTTTTAAATTTTTTAAATAATTGAAGATAACTATAGACATTACTCGTACACTGGGTAAATTATGATATTCTTGACCTATATAAATACCAGATAATAATAGTAATATTGAATAAAACATATTTTGTAAGTAAAAGTACTGGTAATTTTAAATTAAAAGTAATTTGTTTAAATTAAAAGTAATTTGTTTAAATTAAAAGTAATTTGTTTAATTTAAAATGTACAACTATTTCTTTTTTTATTTGATTTAAATAAATTGATTCCGTCGTGTAAATCTGACCATTTTAATATATAATTTTTTTTAATTATTATATATTTCATTTTCAACCATCTTGCTTCTAAACAATGATACCAATTGTCATCAAATACAATTGTATTTTCAGATTGTATGTTTAATTTTTGTATAATATGTTTATACATGTGTGTTTTTGTATTTGATTTGTATTTTTGATGTTCTTTTTCATTTACAAATTCGTCATCGAATTTCCCACATTCTATTATATCAAAAAAATGATAAATACCATATAAAACTAAATCTAACTTTGCCATTTTATTTAAACTTGCTAATGCTATTTTTATTTTATTGTTTTTTAATAATTGAAGAATATCTACAATATGATTATCTATAGTATCTTGTTGTCGTCGTCTTAATGTATCGTCTAAATCAAATATTACTAATTTGCAAGTTTGTGGTATAACAATATGATTAATATCAAGTGTAAATATATTGTTCATTGGTAAATTATCAAGTGTAGGTAAATTATCAAGTGTAGGTAAATTATCAAGTGTAGGTAAATTATCAAGTGTAGATAAATTATCAAGTGTAGGTAAATTATCAAGTGTAGATAAATTGATCATTTTAAATAAATTGTTCATTTGTATATTATATAAAATAAGCTTTAAATAAATTTACACATTCCTTGTTTATTTTATCATTTTTAAAATATTATTGAGATCATTTCTCCAAAGGTCTCGTTCTGTCTTATTCTGCAAATCGTTTAATTCGCGTTGTTTAGTATCTCTGTGATTTTCTAATTCTCGAATCTTTTCAAGTGAAAGAGAAATCAAAGGCATTCTTACAAGATAGTCAAAAGATTTTTCTTTACTATTTTCATTTTCAGAATGTATATCACAAGTCAATTTTGGATAATCTCGTTCTTCTAAAAGGGATATAATGTAATCACGTGTTTTACGATTAATATCCAATTCACCATTAATGTATTCGTTAATAAAACGTATTTTTGAGTTTAATAAGGTTAATTCATTTGTTAAAATTTTAACAAGATATACTTTCCTAGATTCATAAAATTCTAATCGAATATCATAAAAATCTAGTAAAATATCATTTGCATTCTTGTATTTTGTCAAAATTAAATTATCACTAAACAAATACATATTATTTGTACCAAAACTTTTTGTTAATTTTAATTGTTTCTCCAAAGTTCCAGTTTTAATCAAATTGTCAAGATCATTTTGTGAACGGAATTCTACAATAAAACAAATATCATTGTTTTCATCACGTGTTTTGTTTTGTACATCCTTTAATTGAAGTGTTTTCCGTTTTGTTGTTGTCTTTTTATCAGATTTTGTTTTTGAATTTGTTTTTGAATTTGTATTTGTATTTGATTCAATCATTGATTCTAAAAATTCTTTATACGTAGTTACCCAGCAACCAACAGGTAATTCTGTAACTTTAATTTGTGTATCTGATAATCTTTCCCATTTACCACGCGTAATATAAGATCCGGGTTCTGTTTCTTCTACAACACCATTAAAATTCTTAAAATATGGTTTCATTGGTAAAGGATCCTTTTCATCTAATACACGTAACAAATTTGCAACAATATCTTTGGGATCATAAGGGGGGATATAAGTTGAATATCCAGTACCAATACCTTCACAACCATTTACTAATACCATTGGTATAACCGGCATAAACCATTCTGGTTCAATTTGCATACCATCATCATTTAAATACTTTAATAACGCAGAATCACGTTTGTCAAAGATAAAATTAGTGATATCTGATAATTTTGTAAAGATATATCTCGGACTAGCAGCATCTTTGCCAGAAAGTAATCTTGATCCAAAATTTCCATCTGGATAAAGTAAATTCAAGTTATTAGATCCAACAAAGTCTTGAGCCATACTGACAATAGCCCCTTGCAAACTTACTTCACCGTGATGATAACCAGTTTCAGCTGATACATAACCAGATAATTGAGCAACTTTGATAACTTTGTTGATATTGTTTTTCAACATATAATGAATGATTTTTCTTTGACTTGGTTTTAATCCATCGCATAAACTTGGAATACTTCTCAAATTATCATAAATTGAGAAATGAATAAGTTCTTTGTGAATAAGATCTTGATAACTAACTCGTGACTCTTTAGTATCAATATAACTGTTTCTATCATATTGCGCTAACCAACGTTTACGTTTATCAGAACATTTCATATTTAATGTAATATTAGTTTCTGTGTCAGCCTTTGTTTCTTCATTTGATTCTGTCTCTTCTTTTGTTTCTGTCTCTTCTTTTGTTTCTGTCTCTTCTTTTGTTTCTGTCTCTTCTTTTGTTTCTGTGTCACCAATACTTGTTTTTGTTTTAACGTTTTTGTCTTTTTCAAAAGCAAGAATTATAGAATCGTCACAAACGTTGTCTTTGTGGTAATAATCAATGCGTAAACTATCAATTTTACGAAAGGTTTCTTGAGCATCTTCTTTCTTTGATGTTCCTAATCCCTTGAAATATTTAATTTGATAACCCTTTGTATTTGTAGTCGATTGCCATTTATGATAATCTTGTTCTGTATAAAATTCCAACACTTTTTGACCACGAATAGCTTTGACAATTGGTGTTCGTAAAGTTTGAATAAAATCAAGTTTAAGAAGTGAGGGCCACCAACAATGAAACAAATTTACTAAAAGTCCTTTGATATGCGACCCGTCTACGTCAGCATCTGTAAGAATCATTACTTTGCCATAACGCAAGTCGTGAGTGTCTTTATAATCAACTCCTTGTTTTAACCCAATAATTTGTTTAAGGTTATTAATTTCTTCATTGTTCATCAATTGAGATACAGTTGCATCTCTAATATTAAGCACTTTTCCCTTCATAGGAAATACCCCCCATCGATCTGGACCAACAATAGATCTACCCCAAAGTGCAAATGTCATTGCTGACAAACCTTCTGTAAGAATTAAAGTACATTGATCTGATTTAGCAGTTCCAGCCCAAAGTGCATCTTCTAATTTTGGAACATAAATCTTGTTCTTTTTTTTACCATCAGTTGTTTTTGCAAGATCCATTGTTTCTTTCATTTTACAAAATTCTATAATATCTTCGACAATAGGACTCTTCCATAATTTATCAATGAATTTATCAGAAACTTCAACTCTACAACCAAAATCTTTTACTTGCGTTGTCAATTGTTCCTTTGTTTGACTACTAAATTGAGGATTTATAATTGTCGAACGTAAAAATAAAAAGAAACGTTCTTTAATAATTGCTGGTTTAACATCTTTTAATTTCTTTTTTGTCTCTAATAATGTTTTGATTTTTGAAGTTATTTGGTATACAATATGATCAACGTGTTTACCACCTTGATAAGTAGAATTTCCATTGACAAATGACACTTGTTCATAATGATCACTTGGAACAACAATGTATTCCCAAACCAATTCATTTTTACCAACCCGTTGTGTAAAAGTATCATAATAAGATTTTACTTGGTCTTTTTCAAAGAAATAATTACTATAATCTACCAATCCTTTTCCGAGAAGACGTTCTCCATTTAAAAAAACATTAACTGTTTTGTTTGTACACGCAATACAATCATATACACGCTTATTAATTAATAATGTAGTGTCATTTTCTAAACCAGACATATGAAATCTAGCATAATCTGGTAAAAATGTAATTTTTGTATAACTTTTACCCGAAGCCTTCGTAACTTTAGGTTTACTCCGGATTTCCATATTTTCTGAAAATTCTTGAATAAATTTCAAACCTGTTTCTGAATCTATTGTTTCTACAACAAAACGTTTACTATAAATATTACATAATTTTACACCCAACCCATTAACACCAGCTCCAATACGTTGTTGTGAATCATCGTAATTACTACCAGATAATAAATGACCAAAAATAAGTTCTGGTACATATAAATTATGCTCTTTATGAACTACAATGGGTACACCACTACCATTATTTAATACGGAAATTTCACCAGTTGCAGTATCGTAATCAATTCTAACTTTATCAACTGTAGTGTCTCTATTACTATGATCTAATGCATTTGTTAACACTTCATCAAATACTTTTAAAAAAGCTGGACTATATTCTACCATCCGTTTTATCATTTTATCATTTTCAAAAACCCACATTTCTTCTAATGTTTTTTTTATTTCGCCAATATACATATTGGGTCTGTGTAAAACGTGTTCACGTTGACTCAACTTTTTATAAGTTTCTTCAATTGTTTTAGGTCTTGTCATAATATCTGTTAAAATACAGTAATCTTTAAATTTATTTCAATTTATTTTATTTACTGTTTTTGATAACATGTATTTTTCGTCAATAATTAATATTTTATTTTTTTACTAGTTATAAGTAATAGAGAATATAATGCCAAAACCTATTGTTAATAATAAAATAAATTATCAAAATATATATGGGTTAGTTGCAAAGCTTGATGGGTTTGTAACTCAAGGTGTCAAAGAAGGGGATTCTCCAATATTTAATAATTTAACATTGATGGGAGATAATACAATTAGGGGGAATTTATATGTAGAAGGCAATACAACAATCTTGAATACAAATGTTACGGAATTTGAAGATAACATTGTTTTACTAAATCGTTTAGAAACTGGTTCTGGAGTAACATTGAATCAGTCTGGATTGGAAATAGAACGAGGAAGTCTTGAAAATTATAGAATGGTGTATAATGAAACAAATAGTACTTTTCAAATAGGTCTTATTAGCAATTTACAATGTGTTGCAACAAGAGAAGATACTCCATTACAGAATGGAATTATGACATGGAACAATGTTACAAAAAGATTAGATTCAAAAGATACAATTTCAATAGATTTATTGTTAAATTCAACAACAAATTCCACAAGTACTTCTACAGGTGCATTATTAATTTCTGGAGGTGTAGGTATAAAAAAAGATGTATGGTTAGATGGAAAGATGTATTTGCAAGGGGTTTCTCATACAAGTAATAGCATTATTTACACAAATGCAACAACAAATAGTTTAAATTTTTCAAGTGTCGGTGATATTAATATAACTCCTTCTACAAGGCTTATTATACCATACAATAAACCAATTGTTTTAGGAGAAGATACAGAATCAATTGTTGCAGATTCTACAACAAAAGATATATCTATTACATGTTCTGGTCATATTAATTTTAATTTAGATGCTGGTAAAAAAATAAGAATTGGCAATCAAATTCCTATTACATTTGCAACTCAAAATGAACAAATTTACACAGACAATTTAAATAACATGGTAATTGGCGGTGGTGAAAATATCAATTTGATCCCGGGACCAAATAAAAAAGTAGTTATTCCCGTTGATATAGGTTTATCATTTTCAAATAATAATCAGCAAATTTCTGCTAATTTAAACAATGATTTATCTATTGTTGCTGGTAATAATTTATTTTTAACACCTGGACCAACTTTAGATGTAAGAATTCCAACAGATAATGGAATTAAATTTGGTAATAGTGGTAATCAACGTATTGTTTCTAATAGTAGAGATGAACTTAGTATTTTATCATCTTCTGATATTTATTTAACAGCTACAGATAACATTAATATACCAAACAATGTCTTGGTTACATTTGGAACAACTTCACAATATATTCGAGCAATTGGTGACAATTTGTTTATTAATGCAAGTAATAAAATTAATATGGAAAGTGATGTTTTTATTACAAGTACAACAAATTCTGAAAATGGTACAACAGGATCTATTGTTATATCAGGTGGGTTGGGTGTATCAAAAACAATATATACAGAAAGTAATATTATAGTAGATTCAGATGATTCAAGTAGTTTAGTAGTAAGAAAAAATAATGCGATTCAAAATGTATTTTTAGTTGGATCAAATGGTGATGGGCGTGTTGAAATCATTGCAGGAAATGGTGGAAATAATCCAAGTGTTGCAATTACAACAACGTCATACACTGATGCAAAAAGCTTAATCGAATTACAATCACAATATGATATTACCAAAGGATATATGATAGGTAGAGGGTATAGTACATTGAATTCTGGAAGATCTTTTACAATAAATATTCCAACATACGATGATTATTCATTTACAGGTAACTTGCCAAAATTTTCTATTACAACAGACGATTGTACAACAGAGTTATTTAGTATAGAAACAGATACTGGTAATATTATTTCAAAAGGAGCATTTCAATTAACAAATACAACTGGTGCTTTAAATGCTACAACAGCTGGATTTGTTGTATCTGGTGGTTTGGGTGTTGTTGAAAATATCATAACCGATGGTGATTATACGAGTTATACAAATTCTGAAACAGCTTTAACATTGAAAAATCTTAGTAACCGTTCTATTTTAAATGTTGATACTCAATTTGATATAATTACAGCAAGTGCAGGTCTTGTAATTAATTATACTACAGGTAATGTATTAAATATTAATGGTGGTTTTGTGGTAAATTCACAAATAAATACTATACAAAATTCAATGATGAATTTATATACAGATACTACTGATTCTACTGATTTGAACAATGCTGCTGTTGTTATTTCGGGAGGTGTTAGTATTGGGAAACGATTAAGAGTAGGTGAAACTTCATATATGAATATACTAGATATGAACAATACTAGAATAAATAATGTAAGGGATCCAGTTTCATTACAAGATGTTGCTACAAAAGCTTATGTAGATCTTGCTTCATTAAAAGGTCTTTATATAAAACAATCTGTACAAACTGCAACATTAGAACCAGGTAATTTATCTATAAATTTTAATCCAGGTACTGTGATAGATGGATATACATTACGGGCAGATGATAGAATTCTTATAAAAAATCAAGATGATCCTATTGAAAATGGTATATATATAGTAAATGTTACTGGAGCTCCAAGTAGATCACTTGATCTTGTATCTGGAGATAATGCAGCTGGCGTATTTACATTTATTAAATTCGGAGATATGCAAGCTTCTACAGGATGGGTTTGTAATTCTAGTCAAGATAATGACGTAGTTGGTACAAATGAATTAACTTTTGTTCAATTTAGTGGTTTAGGTCAAGTTATAGCTGGTTCTGGTTTATCAAAAAATTTTAATGAAATAAATGTAAATGTAGATGATATTAGTATAGAAGTTGTATATGACGAATTACGTATTAAAGATACATTTGCTGGAACAGGTTTGACAGGAGGAAGTGGTGTGTCTTTGCAGACACTTAGTGATCAATCACATGTTACTAAACTAGGTACGATTGATACAGGTGCATGGCAAGCGGAAACAGTTGAATTATTTTATGGTGGGACTGGTAGAAATTTTTTTAGTCAAGGTAATATATTATTGGGAAATGGTATAAATGCGATTAATACTGATAATAAACTATATTATGATAGTACAAATTGTAGATTAGGCTTAGGAACTAATCAACCAAGTAAAGCTTTACACGTTTCTTCTATAAACAATGTATCCGTGTTATTAGATGCCGACTCTGATGGTATTTCCAGTTTATCAAAACCCGAAATAATATTTTCATATAGAGGAGATATAAAATCTTATATTGGTTTAGCAAGAACAAGTAATGAATATGCTAGTAATATATATGCCGAGTCTTTGGTTATAAGTCATGATAAAATGGATACTACTTCAATAGTACAATTTGCTACTCAAAGGCAAAATAGAATGACGATTTTATCAAATGGAAATATTGGTATTAATACTACAAATCCTACTAGTAAATTTCATGTAGCAGGTACATTATCAACAAGTGATATTAATTCATTTAAATCAACTGTTGATTCTACTAATGTATCTAATGGTGCCGTAGTTATTTCTGGTGGTATAGGTATTAGAAAAGGTTGTAGTATAGGTGGTAAATTGCGTGTTTATGATAATACTCCTAGTACAAGTTTAAATACAGCAGCTGTAATTGTACAAGGTGGTTTATCTATACAAGGTAATCAAAATGCGGTAAATGTTGGTAACGGTGGTGGTTTAACTGTTGCAGGTGGTGCAAGTGTAGGTGGAGATTTGTATATTGGTGGGTCTATTAATGGTAGTGGTAGTAGTTCAAGTACATATGCTTACTTGACATTGACTGCAACAGATGAATCTGTTAATTTTAGTACAGGTTCACTTGTTACTTTTGGTGGTATAACTATTCAAGGAACTACTAATGCATTCAGTGTTACAAATGGTGGTACAATTTTAACTGAAGGTGGTGCTAGTATAGGTGCTGATGTTTACATTGGTGGAAATACTAATTTATATGGATATACAAATTATTACGGAGGTGATAATATTGTTAATTTCTTTGATGAAAATGTTACAAAAAGATTTTCACTAGATAGAGACAATACAACAAGTTCATTTTCATTAACTCGTTACAGTGTATCTGGAACATTTGTAGAAAAAACATTTGATGTTGATAATAGTACGGGATCAATCTTTTTTGCAAATACAACTCCTAGTTTCTCTATAACCCAAGCAAGTTTTATTTTAAGTGGAGGTATATCTATTAACGAAACATCCGTTGCAACAAGTATAACAAGTGGTGGTGGTTTAACACTTGCTGGTGGTGCCAGTATAACGCAAAATATGATAGTAGGTGGTGATATTGTTTGTTTGTCAACTACAAATTCTACCGATACAAGTACTGGGGCTTTGGTTGTTTCTGGTGGTGTTGGTATATTAGGCAATCTTAATATGTACGGAAAAATGACAGTTGACAAGTCGTTTACATTAAATGATAAATTCGATTATAATGGAGGTGGGTTGTTTGATGTAATTGTTAACGATAGAACTAATTCAGTTTGGCATTATTTTGGAAAGGTAACTGAATTTTGCGAAATAGATTTTTACAATAAAAATTATGGGTTAAAAGTTAATGTTAAAATTGAAGGTCTTGTTTGTAAAGTATCTCATAATTATTACAGTGATAACAAAGTTGATGATAAATTAAATGTATTTGTATACGAATCCGGTGGTGATTTCTATTTATTTACAAAAACACCTGCTTTGTCTACAATTAATGTTAATGTACGTATCGGTGATAGATTTACTATTATATTTGAAGGTGACAATAATGAACCCGATGGTACAGTTAGTGGATATACTAATACGTGGATACAGTCTTGTACTACATCAAATGTGAGTAATATGGCATATGATTTTGGCGATGTTACAGTTCAGGGTTTAAATTTCAATGTTGCTGATAATTTCCCAGTTATTGGTTATAATAATTCTAATGTAACAGAATCAAGAAATTTAGGTCTAGCGTTTCAACGATATCAATCATCAAATGACACCGGAACAGGAGAATTGGTAACTGATCAATATGTATTTTACGATTCAATTCCTAACCAATCATCTGCAAATACTTTTCAAATCAAATTTAGTAATTTAGTAAGCGTTAGTGATCTTGTTGGATGGTGGATAAAGATTGGTTCTGGTAGTAATATAAGTCAAGTTAGAAAAATTGTAGCTTATAATCAGGCTCAAAAAGTAGCTACGTTAAATACAGAATGGACAACACAAAACCCCCAAAATGGTGATACTGTATATTTTTATAATGGACAATACGTATCATTTTATTTTGACGATTCAAAAAAGAGTTTTGAATTAATTTACAACACACGTAACAATGAAACTCGAGCTGTAACAAGTTATGATTATGTAAACTTGAATGCAAAGGGATTAAACCTTTCAGATACAACTTCTAGTATAAATTCAACAACTGGAAGTATTAGAACCCTTGGTGGTATTGGTATAAGTAATACGGATAATAGTTCAAGTTGTACACAAGGTGGTACATTAACAACATTGGGTGGTGCTAGTGTACGTAAAAGATTATATGTCGGTGATAATTTAGCTATTGGACAATCTGGTTTTACACCATCTAGTTCAATTCATATCAAACAAGATACAAGTTCAATTCGTTTAGAAAATATGAATGATTCAAATTCTTTTATTGATTTTGCCGAAACAGGTGCATCAGAGCGTTTTGGTATCTTATCTGATACATTAAATAACCAAATATCTATTACTGTTAGTAGATTTAATGAATCTCCTGATAATTCTAGACGAGCATTGACAGCTAATTTGGATGGATATATAGGTATCAATACAACAAGTAATATTAACAGTCCATTAACTATTCAGTCTAATAAATTTATTTCCATTGATGCTAATGATGGTTATTTAGGTTTGATGGGAGGGATATATGATAGTGATTTAGGTGGGCGTATTTTATTATACGGAAGTGAAATTAGTCAGGGCAGTGTGTCATTAATGTCTGGTACATCTGGTTCTGTTAAAATTTTTACAAATGAAGATAAAGAACGTGTTTGTATTGATCGATTTGGAACAGTTTCTATTTTAACTACTACAAGTACTCAAAATGCAAGTTCTGGTGCATTAGTTGTTTCTGGAGGTGTAGCTGTTTCGGCAACAGAAAATTCTATTAGTTCAAGTGTAGGTGGTTCCTTAACTGTAGCTGGTGGTGCCAGTATTATGAAAGATATTTTTATTGGTGGTAACTTATTTATTGCCGGAAAATTTAATGCTGGAGGATCTGCAACCACACCTGAAATTACATTTACAAATAATGTTAATTGTACATATACAGGTTATGATAATAATAGATTGTTAACTGTTTCACAAGAAGCTACACTTTCATTTGTTGTATGGGTTACACCAACTCTTGCCGGTTCAAATTGTCAAATAGAATTCGATTTACCTGAACGTCAAAATAATTTAGCAAATAGAACTGAATATACAGCTAGCTGCTCCGGATATACTGACGATGATGAAGTAATTCCTTTGTTTAATTGTATCAGTGTAGGTGTAAAAAATCAAAAAAGAGGTCTTGTTAAATTCCAAAGTGTATCAACTGGTATACATTACCTTAACGTGATTTGTAGATATACAATCGATAACATATAAATCAAAATCGTAAAAGCAAAATCGTAAAAGAAATTTAGTTTAAAATCATATAAATCATATGATTTTAATTAATTTGATCGTTACTTGTATTTTTGTAATTTAATAAATTTGTTTTCTATTTTACCAGATTTTAGTTCCAAAATATAATCTGACGATTTGTAAGTAATATCATCAGTATTTTCTACATTATTTAAAAACATATATTCTTCAGAAATATCTGTAATATAAACTGATTTTTTAATGTCAATGTTACGTTTATCAATTAAAAAGTATTGGTTATTAATATTGTATTTAACCATAATGTAATATGACTATATACTTTATATTTATTCAATTTATTTACGTAAAAAATGATATCATTTCTGCTCCTTTATAATTTCCTTTATTAATTGCAATTTGTAATAATTCAAGAACTTGACGATTTGAAAATCTTGTTTTATTATTAAAAAATTTCATTTCAAGATGGTGTCCAGATTCGATTAACTTCTTTATTTGATTAAATGAATCTTTACTTTTACTTTGTTTACGCCCACCACCAGCACCTTTATATTGATAAGAATCTATTACATCATATAAATCATCGTGGTTTAGTAAATATTTTTCATCCAATTCTAATACGTATTTGTCTTTTTCTTTATTTGAACCTTGTTTTCGTGGTATAATATTCATATGAACTGGTATTTTCACAGTGACATTTTTTTGCAAGTCTGTATTAAAATAAGTAACTGTTTTCATTTCTTCTTGGTCTTGGTCACCTTCTTGTGTTTTGTCATCTTCTTGGGTTTTAATAGTAGATAACAAATTGTGTCTAGATCCTAAATGTTTTTCTAATTTTGAGAATTGTAAAGCATCTAAATGTCTAAGACTAGATATATTTTTATCATCTTGTTCTTTTATATATTGAGTTGGTGTTTTACCATATTTTGCAATGAATTTTGCATATTTTGGTAAAGTTTCAAAAGTTAATGGTAATGGCTTTATTTTAGTCTGTTCGTAACTCATATATTATTATTTTAGAATTTAAAAATACGAAATTATTTAATATATATATGGACCAATCGCAATTAATTAGTAGTTATTATAACGACGGGTATGTATATTGTTTATTAACAAGAATGTCCGATCCTGTTAGTAAAAAACAATTGGTTAAAATTGGTAAAACAAAAATGAAAACTCAAGATACAGAAAATCAAGTTATAAAACGATTATTAACAAGATATAATACATATTATCCAGAATATGATGTTCTTCATTTTATTAGAACTGGCAATTGTCATTTGGCAGAAAAACACATTTTCAAAAATTTAAAAAAGTTGCATTATAAAAAGGAAATATACATATATGATAAAAAACAAATACAAAAGGCGTTTAATATTGCAAATAAATGTTTTCCGAATGCTCAAGAACAGTTACTCAAATTGGATGTGGATCAAATAACAACTGCAAATGAAACAATAAGAAATTTAGAAACACAAATAGAACAATAAATAATAAAATTAATTAATATAAATTTTATTAGCAGATAATAATTTGGAATTTGCCACCACTATCAAGTAAGTTAATGAAAGGCTGATATTCTTATCTCTTAGTAATATTGCCGATATTCAAGGATCTGTCTTTTCTCCTCACAAAGTGATGCTTCATCAGCAAGACTCCAAGTTGATTATGATGAATTCCCAGGATTCTCACAAGCTGCCAAAATAGCTGTATAAATCTTGAACAATAAATCTTGAACAATAAATCTTGAACAATAAATCTTGAACAATAAATCTTGAACAATAAATCTTGAACAATAAATCTTGAACAATAAATCTTGAACAATAAATGTATAAATCTTAAACAATAGCTGTATAAAATTTAACACTATTAGACAATCCAGTTTTGCATTTACAATTAACATTACAATTATATAAACCACTTTTTCTAGCAATTTCATCACATAAACTACAATCTAATGTAATTTCTTTTAATGCAGAAACATATCCTGATCGACATTCGTCTCCTGTGATAGCAAAACCTCCTGGTATACTCCAAGTAGCACCTGTATTAATCATTTTTTTATAAGCTCTTATATAAACACGATCCCATTCTGCAGAATTATTTCTAAAAGATCTCATAGCATTTCCTATCTTAGTATTGTAATCCGTTTGTGGTAATTTATTTTGACAAGCTAAACCCAACCAAGCATCGTTGATAGTATACATCCATTGTCTTGCTACAGTACCTAAAGAAAACCAAGAAACGTGTTCTTCTTCTACATCTAAATCTATAACTGCTGCATCTGGAGTTTTTGTACCAAATAAGGCTACAACTTCTGTATCAAAAATATCTAAACCACGTTGACGTAATTCTGGACTTGTAAATTTGCATAATTCTTGTTTTTTAAGGAATTCAAGTGATTTTAATGGTAGAGTACTTCGTACTGGTGGGTCATTTATTCGAATTTTTGGTGAACAAACATCTCGGTAATACATATTTGACCATTTGTAGATTCGTAAATCTGTACAAGGTTCCTTAGTTGGATCACATTGTGTACCATTTGTTCTTTCACATCCCTTTGTATCAAGTAAAGAATGTGATCCCATTAATGCAGTCATTTCTTCAGTTGTTAAATTACGTGATTCGGCAAAATTTGCAAACCCACTTGTATTTAAATTTGCAGGTGCTAATGTATTTGCAGGATTTGGTACAATTTTGTCAAAACGTCCAACTAAAAATGGCTGCACAGGATCGTTTGAAATAATAGTAGGACCACCTTGGTATTCAGTTGCTACAGCTCCACATACAGCAATAATATCAGCAACTGAACTATTGTACCGTTTGGCAAGTGCTAAAGCATTTTTTGATAGTAAAAAAGTAAAACTATCATAATTATTTTCAGGTCGTTTGATTTCGTCTGCTGTTAAAACTAAAGATCCATCTGCTCCTCCAAATCCTTCTGATACAGAAAGAGAGTCATGAGCAGATGCTCTTACATAAAAATTACATAAACGTTTGTCATATCGACAAGTAGCACGACAACCTGATATAACGCCCTTCCAATCTACTATTGTTGGATCGTAATTTGTAGTTTTTGGTTTCCAAGCTGGTAATTTAACTTGAATTGTCACATTACTATGAACTTTTACAACAGTATCTTGAATAACTTGTGATAAAACATTATTGATAAATAAAAATAAAGAAATCATTTTTATTGATTATAATAGTTTGTTTTTAAATCAATTTTATATTATATACACCTAATCTAAAATTTTGTTTAAGATTTGGATCACTACCTCCACCTAAATTATATCGAACTATATTCAACATCAATCCATCTTTTGAAAAAAGTAAATTAATAAACTGGTCAAGAATCATTTCTGGATATTTTATATTTGCCCACCAACAAAGTGAAATACCCCAACCACTAAAGGTTCTATGGACTTTTTGTTTATCTTGCTTTACCATATTTTTAATTGTAATTTATTTTATTATTCAATTTAGTCTTATCAAAAATTGATTTAAAGTTAATTTGTTAGTTAATAACAAATGTTCAAAAAGATATTTACCAGCATTAACACCAAGCTTTGCGTAAGATACGAAGTTGGTGAAGTAGATTATGGTTATGGTAATTCGTGTGATGAAATTATTTTAGAAACATTCTATGATGAAAAAGATGCTATCAAGTATATTGTAGAATTATATATAAATGACTTGCTTAAAGATAATAATTTTTCTAATACTAATTGTAAATATTATTATAGAAAAACATCTGATGATATGTATTCTCAATGGACAAGTTATAATATAAATGATTTACAAAATTACTGTAAAGTAAATAACAAAGAAGAAATTAAAAAATATTTGTATGATTATAATGTATATAACAAAATATAAAATGTCTTTTCAAAAATTATTAAATGGTAAACGTCCATTATAAGCCACCTTTGCTTTATCTTATTTTTATTATTATTAATTATAGTTTATTTTTTTATTATTAATATATAAGAGCTTTGTAATGGACACACCTACTAAAACAAGACAAAGACGTACAGATCATAAATTAAGTCTTGCTGAACATATATTTGACGGAGATTGTAATTGAATATTAGTAATTAAATTGCATATATCATTAATTATATTTGCTACAAATTCAAAATCATTTTCTATAAACCCTCTTGTTGTCATTGCTGAGGTACCTACTCGAATACCACTAGGATTAAGTGCAGATGTATCTGTAGCAATTGTATTTTTATTAACAGATACGTAACACATTTCTGCTATTTTTTCAAATTTACTACCAGTAATACCTTTATTTTTAAGATTTATTAGTACAATATGATTATCGGTACCGTTAGTAATAACATCAAACCCTAGATCAATTAATTTACATCTTCAACTATAACTTTGAACATTAACCCCCCATTCAGTATTATTTAAATCAAACGCTTGTAATGCTCGTTTTTGACACAATTGTTCTAGTTGATCTATATATTCATTTCCGCCATAATAACGTTTATTTGGGTATCCTTCTGAATATTTGTTAGTAAACACTGTTCCGTTGGCTTGTAGTACGGATCTAGATGTGAAATTTTCAGACGCTATTAACTCTAGACTATAGGTTTGTCTAAGAATTTCGTTGTTTAAAATACTTTGAATTTCCGAATCGTTAGATAAGTTATAAGTTAGTAAAATCAACCTTACTATTTTTACAAGATTTCTTAGTAAAATATTTATAGACATTTTTTAAGATATCACTTAATTTCATATTATAATATTTAATAATATTTAATAATAAAAAAAATAAAACAGAAAAATAATGTGTTTTATGTTGAATAACAAATTATTAATTATTTATATTTAAATTGGTGCAGGTACATATCCATAATATGATCCATCTGGAAATTTGCAAACTCCGTTTTGACAAGATTCCATGTCATTCAAAACATCATTTGTATCGCATTGTACACCGTTAGCTTGGCCTAAACAACCTATATTCTGAAGTGGAAAAGTTTCTGATAATGCCAATACAACAGGTTTACATACACCTGTAACACAAACTGAATGAAAAGCAGCTCCAACAACAGAGCAATCCGTTCCATCTGGTTGATCTTTAAGAGTACATACATTATTTAAACAACTATAAAGTTGACAGGATTTTAGACTTGTAACAACTGGTGACAGACTTACCTGAGAATTACATACACCAGCATAACAATATCCAGGTAAACTAGGTTTTGTTTTTGTTAAACAACTTACAAAATCACGTGGTAAACTACAAGTTCCGCGTTTAGGATCACATTTTGTACAACTAGGGCATCGTAAGGGACAAGATTGAGACATAACCATAGTGATTAAAGACATACAAGCAAAGATTGAAAAAAGCATTTTTATTATTGTATACACTAATAGATTTATTAACTTTAAATAAAAATAATTTTATTTTTATTTTTTATTTTTTATTTTTATTTTTTATTTTTTATTTTTTATTTTTTGAAGAGCTTTAGATTGCTGGATTCTAACGTGTTTTGAACTATAAATGTGTCCTTTACCACTCGTTTGTTTTGGTCGGAATAAAATATCTTCGTATTTTTCGTATTTTTCGTAATCGTTCATTTGTATTATTACTATTAAACTAAAAATATTTCAATTTTTTATTTCACTGGGCACCATTTTGATTGCCAAGGATTAGATGCACCTTTCATTAATGTTATATCAGATGGCAAAGGATAGAAAATTCTGTATAAATTTTTACCAAGTGTTTGATTTATATATGCTGTAGTCATCGTTCTAGTTAATCCTGATGGTTTTGCAGCAGTTTCTCCCAACATTGGATCAGCATATTTCCAATTATTGTATACAATATTGTATAATGGATTAATAATGAATGGACTTGAATTACTAACTGTCCCAGATGTTTTTCCAAGTTGTGTATCAACCATTCTCATTGCTCTCATCATATCATTGTCTTCGTGGATAAGATTGTGACAATGAAACATATAATCTCCTTTATGAGCACCAAAACGTGCTAATACATAAACTGTTTCACTTGGGCCAAGATAAAATACATCTTTTGGTGCCAATTGTTCGTATGTTCTTAGATTTACAGGTTGTATACTACCTAATACTTCTTTTTCACGTTTAATTATAAGGAAATCAACAAGATGCATATGAACTGGGTGAAACCAACCACCACCTGATCTAAATTGCCATAATTCCCAAGTATTATGCCCGACATCTTCGGCTGCAATTTTTGCAGTATCCCATGTTTCGCCATTAATAGTCCAATGACCATTAGTTCTTCCAAAATTCATTTGTCTATGGTACTCTCCAGCATTAGCCATAATAGTAGCCGTGTTAATATCGGCTGTACTCAGAACATCAAAAATTGGTCTTAATGGAGATGGTGTAATTTGGTTATATGAAAATACAGGTGGAACAAGTTCAGTAGTAGTCGTAGCAAATACTCCCTTTGCAATAAGATGTGAATTGCAAAAATAAGGAACATCTTTCATAATTTCTTTATCAAAGTCATTCCAAAAGTAAACGGTTCTACCACTATATGCTGAAAAATTACAAACAATCTCATATCTTTCAGATACTCCAATTAACAAACCTTCTGGTGGAAATGCAACATGACTTTTTCTAAAACCTCCATCTGTAGCAATTACTCTACAAATTCTTTGTGAAATATCATTTAAATTATGGTCTTTAATTTTAAAAAGATATGGTCTAGCTACAGCAGCATTTACAAATCTAAATCGTAACCATTTTGCTTCCATATTCATAATTGGAAAAGGAATACCGGAAACTAAATTAATATCCCCGTATAAATTATCTTCGTGTGCGCCAAATATATCTATAAATGATTGACATTTGTTGTCTAATACTTTATCTGTTAAAATCATATGATATTCTTGAATATCTTCCAAATTCCAAGGTTCTCCACAACCACCGTCTTTTATTTTTGATGAAGTAATGTATAATCCAGCAAGACCAAAATATGCATTGTCAGCTGTAATATGTAACGCGTGATCGTGATACCATTCAGTTGCTGGTCTATTGTTTGGATAAACATAATCTTTAATTTCACCATAACAAGTTTCATCTTCTGCCCATCCATCAAATGGTGCCAAACTTGCAGAACCGTGGTGGTGAACACTTATAGGTCTACCAATTCTATTATTATTTGGTAAACAAGGGTTAAAACTACCCTTGAAAAATCCTGTATTGTAGTTGATTAAATTTTTAAATCTAACTAAAGATTCGTGACCAACTGGTACACGAATAGTTGGACCAGGAATACTTCCATTGTAAGATAAAAACCAAGTTCCTGGAAATTGTTTACAACTGTCAACTGTATTATCAAAAATACGTTTTTGAGAATGAATAATATTCATATCATACGCAAATATACAATGACCATCTGTACGACAAACTTTTTCTTTAATATTTGCTAATGGTGGATTTTGAAAAATATCCTTAAATGGTGTAATAAGGTATGGTGTAGATGGGAATCCTCCAACCAAAACAGGTGCACCATTTATTTTCGGACAAATTACATTAGGATCGCCAAATGGTGAACTCGGAACAGTTTGACCATTAACTACCAAATTTAAAAACACAAAAAATATTTTACACAAATTCTTTAATTTATTCATTTTAACTAGCTTATTCGTTTTATATATTATATACTTTAAACAATATATTTATTAAAAATGAACTTAAAGATTTGAATTCATTTTTTTATAATTGAATAATGAAAATCAATAAAGATTTAATTGCATTACCGTTATATTTACTAAGTATTTTAGAAAAAGGTATATCTGATTGGAATATTATCCGAGTAGCATTTGGTAAAGGTAATAATAACCACGAAATTATAAACGGCACAGTACTTGCAGTACATTATCCAAAAGGTAGTTATTCTCCAAGTAAATTACCAGTTGGCGGTATTGGATTTTATTCAAACCCAGATGAAATAAATATGGCAAAAGAAGTTTTATTAACATATCAAGTTAAATTTGATGAAACATTTGATCCAGTTTTAGGAGGTAAATTACCTGGTTTATTCATCAATGCTGGTGCAAATACAACAGGGGGATCTGGAGGTAAACATACAGATAATGCAAGTTGTAGAATAGCTTGGAGAGCTAATTTTAGTGCAGAAGCTTATCTTTATTTACCTAAATCAAACCAAATCCAAAGTCAAGAATACGAGTCACTTGTTATTAAAAATGGACAATATGGTGATTCATTGTGGAGACATCAATTACGTTTTGATTCACATAATTGGAATAATGTTTCAATACAATTAAGATTAAATAATTTAAAAGATAATGTAGCTATACAAGATGGTTTGTTACAAGTTACTATAAATAATATAACTCAAAAATTTGATAAAATTATTTGGAGAACAGATACTAAACATTTTATCAACACAATTATATTTGAAACATTTTTTGGTGGAAGTTTACCAAAAACAGCTACACCACATGATACTTGGACATATTTTCAAAATGTACAAGTTCAAAAATTAAATTAAAAACTTTTTAAGAAAAGTTTTAAGAAAAGTTTTAAAATTTGTTTATTAAAAGAAAAAGTTAAAATGATTATATAATATTTTGATTATTTATACTTGTTGTGTTTGTTGTGTTTGTTGTGTTGGATAGCTAGGTATAGTGTCCAGGCAAGGCATCAACTGTTTGTTGCTGTACAATTGTTGTTTGTTGATTCCAAGAACTGCTGCCAATATTCCATAGCATATTAGTAAAAATAGAGATAGTTGAGAACATTACAAAAATTTTGTTAATAATTAATGAAATGAAAAGGCTAAACCACTGTGATCGCAGATGTCCATCGAATAAACTGTAAACCAAGAAACATAATACAGGATAACATAGGATAACAATATACGGTAGGAGTTCCAAGATATTATGTTGTTTGTGTAGTAAGTAAATAAAGTACAAAGTATTAAACAATCTGAAATAAACAAGACTAAGTCTTAAATAATCAACAACATTGAAAAATCGTGATATAAAATTAACATTTGGTCCGATAATATTGATCAGACTATTAAAGTATGTATTTTGGCACCAACGTCTTCTTTGTGAAACATAAGAGTCCAAATTAGATGGTGGAATAGTATATGCATTGCATCTAGTATCAAGAACAATTTTTGCATTTTTGTCAGTGTAAACTAAACTACTAGTATATCTTCTATCAGTTCCTACATATTGAACACTAGAAATTACAAGATTATTATGATCAGGGATTTTAGAATAAAGATCAAGTGCTTTATGGCGCTCGTTCACAATCGTTCCACCTGTGAGACCAGCGTATCCATTGTTGCCAGTATTAATTTTAAACATTGAAATGCATCCTGGTAAGCACAGTACTTGATTAAAAAGATCTTCATTAGTACGTCTAATATATTGACCATATAGATATTGAAAATTTTGAAGATTATTCCAAAATGAATTTCCTTTTGAAAAATCAACATTAACAATACCACAACTTGCTACAGCATTCCTCTGTTCAATGGTGTCAATAAGACAAGTAAATGTATTTTCACTAACTACAGTATCCGCATCTGTACAAAATAGATAATCGAAAATAGAAACACCAAATGTATTATTAATATCAGATAAAATTTCATCACGATATTGGTGATTAATAATAGTAGAATTAGAACGTTCGTAATTAAAAAGTTCATTTGTCAAAATGATACTATCCTTTTTACCTTGGTTTTCTTCTTTTTGAATAATTACAACGTGTTTATCCTTTCTTGTTCCATAGTAAATGTTAGTAGAAACATCTTCTCCTGTCCAAGATTTATAATATTTTGCATATTTTGTAATAAGAAGACTATCAAAAATATCTTTGTAATCATTAATGCCATCTGATACAATACAAATCATAGAATAATTTGGTCCAAGTTTGTTTGCAATTAAACTATCAACTGTTCTGGTTAATTGTTCTAATGTTTCTTTATATACAGGGACAAATGCAACAATTCTTTTAATTTCTCCTGAAATTTCCAAATCTGGTTCTTCATTTTTAACAAACAATGCCTTGTAAATCATATTGAATGTAAACATAATACTCATCAAAATATCCTTTGATTTTAAAACCAAAATGATATACAATATAACCTGTAAATTTTGAGTATAATACACCAAGCAACAACCTGCTGCATTTACTGCAAAAATAGAAAAGATATATAACCATTTTTTTATAAAAAACAACCTTTGATTTGTAAACATTTTTCTATCTTTAACAAGACCCGCGTATAAAAATAAACAAGTAGTTGCAAAAGCAATAGTCAAACCAATGGTCAAAGCTGCAATTTCAGTAGACAACATATTCTTTATTTCGTATGAAGTTTAGTCTCGTATGCATTTTAGTAATCTATAATTCTTTTTCAATTTTTTTTATTTTTTAAATACGTTTTCTTATTTAAAAAAATGAATAATAGAAATTATCAATGTTTTTGAGAAACATTTCCAGAATTTTCACGTTCCATTAGCATTTGTTGTAATTTATAGTCAAAATCTTTTTGTTTATCTGATACACCTCCACCTCCGTTTTGCGATGGACTTCCAGTTTGTTTTGGATTAAAACCACCGCCAGTTTGTTGCGTATTTTGTTTTGTATTTTGTTTTGTATTTTGTTTTGTATTTTGTTTTGTATTGTAATGAACATTATCAAATGTTTCTCTTTCTTGTTGTTTTCTTGAATAATCGTCTTTTGATATACTACTAGCTGTTTCTGGTGGTGTTTCAATTTTATCATCGTTTTTACCTATAAATTTAAAAGTCTGTTGTTTTGCATCATTTAAATCAGATGATCCATATGTAGAATAGGAATCGGAAAAGGATCCCATTTCTATACAATTAAATCCTTCAACGGACTCTTTTGATAAAGATTTAGTTTGAAAATCCAACCAATCAAATGCATCAGCTCCTGTTAATATATTTTCTGGACCAGGAGTTATTATTGTAGGGATTTCTTTTATTTTTATACCAAGTTCCCTTTGAATATTGTAAAATACATTAGGACGTTGTTTAGTAGTTATATCAACATCAATGTTTATACGAATAAATAAATCGAATAATTCTTGATGTTTCATTAGTGCATTTAAAAAATTTTTAGAATGAATACAGTACTCACTGTAAAATAAAATGGGTCTATCAAACATTAATTTAACTTAAGTAATTATTTTTTTTTTATTTACCTTACGAACTAATTGTGTTTTTATGTTTGTTTGTAAAATAAATTATCTGGGATATAAATAAGAATGGCTGATATACGTTTAAAAAAAATAACTGTAGAGCCAAATCAATCTCCATTGGTTATACAACAAGGAGATATCAATATTACTAGTACGACTGCAAGTACAAGTGTTTTAAATGGTGCCTTAGTTGTAAATGGTGGTACTAGTATAAATACAACATATGATGCAAGTAGTTCTACATCAGGTGGTGCTTTAACTATTGCTGGTGGTGCAGGTATAATGAAAAATGTATTTATAGGAAAAGATTTATATTTGGATAGTTCAAATGGTATTATACAAGTTGGAGGTTTAAGCGAAAATAGATTATTTTTAGATACAGTATCAAATAAAAATTTTTATATAAGTCCAGATGGTGTAAATAAATCATTTGATTTAACAGACGTAAATTTAAAAATTAATATTACAACAGTCAGTACAAGTTCAACTGGCGGTGCTTTAACCGTTGTTGGTGGTGTAGGAATAAAATGTACAGAAAATGTAACAGATGGTTCAAATGGCGGTGCTTTAACAGTTGCCGGAGGAGTTGCTATCGGAAGAGACTTGAATGTGTCAGGACAAGTGTTTTTAGGATCTCCAAATTCAAGTAATAATGGGTTAACCATTAGGTATACTGGAACTGATCAAATACTTTTAAGTAATAGTTCACAACTTATACCAGCCTCAATTAATATGTCTGGTAATAATTTAGTTGTAGGAAATAATTCAGATATTGAATTTAGAACATCGTCTGGTAATATAAAATTTAGTAATGAAAGTTCTTTAACAATGATATCAATTCATTCTAATAATACCGAATTTATACAACCAGTATATATTTCTAATACTACAAATTCATTAAATAAATCAACTGGTTCATTTATAATAAATGGCGGACAAACTATTACAACAACAGTTGAATCTACTTCTGTTACAAGTGGTGGATCATTTACTACACTTGGAGGTATGGCTATTGGGAAACGTACATTTACAGGAGATTCCATAGGTATAGAAATTGTAAACACTGATAAACGGAATAAATTAGTATTATACCAAGAGGCTTTGGATTTATCAGAAACAAATAGATTTACTGGTTTAGGTAATACTGTTGGTTCACTCACTTATCAAGTTACTAATTATACTGATTCACACATATTTTATTCAGGAGATGGTTCTAGTAGTAATGAAGTTTTTAGAATAAAGGGAAATAAAGATGTTGTATTCATTGGTAAAAATCAATCATATACTGTATTAGGAGGAGGAATTAATAGTAATGCATTATCTTATCAATCTAATAACAGTGACAGTAGTATTAATTTTTTTACATATAATGGTGTAAATGCTACTAATGATTTGTGCATTTTTGGAAATGGATTACCTAATGATGTAACGAACAGTGAATATTTAAAATTAGGATGGAACCGTGATGATTATATTCTTTCTGTAAATAATCTTGGTACTGGGGTTAAACAGAATTTAGTAATACAATCAGGTATTGCCAATCAAATTGTTGTTAAAAATGACGGTACAGTAACTTTTAATTCAACTACACCATCACAAAATTCAAGTACTGGTGCTTTGGTAATACAAAATGGTGGTCTAAGTATTAATAATACACAAAATGCTACCGATGTTTCAAATGGAGGTAGTTTAACTGTAGCTGGAGGTACAAGTATAGCCAAAGATTTATTAATAGGTGGGGATTTAACAATATCTGAAATTACATTTTCTACAATCGATATAAATTCTTCAAGTTCTTGTTTGCAGATAACAAGTTCGTTAAACAAATATCCTGCAATACACCTAATTGCCGACGAATCAGTTTCTGGATTACAATATCCAGTAGAAATGTCATTATATAGTTTGGGTTCAAATGAAAGTATTAATAGTGAAAATTTACAGATAGCTAGTAACCTTTCTGGTTATATTATTCATTCTAATAAAGTTGGAACTGGTCAGGACAAGTATATTTCTACTTATACTGGGACAAATGTTGACCAATTAGTTTTACAAACATCTGGAAATATAGGTATAAATGTTCATGATCCATTGTATAGCTTAGATATCAATGGTACCTTACATTGTAATAATACTATAACATTTACTTCGACAACCGAATCTATTAATTCAACTACAGCTGCGTTAGTTTTATCTGGAGGGATTAGTATTAGTAGCACACAACAATGCGATGCACTCACTAGAGGTGGTGCTTTAACAATTGCTGGTGGAGCATCGGTTGCTAAAAACATGGTTATTGGTGGTATAACACATTTTTTAGATTCTACTCCGTCAACTTCTGTTCAAGAAGCTGCTGTTGTAATTACAGGTGGATTATCTATTAAAAGTGGTGAGAATTCTGTAAATACATTAAATGGAGGTGGTTTGACAGTAGCTGGTGGGGCAGCTATAACTGGTGATTTATATGTCGGAGGTTCTATAAACGGTAGTGGTAGTAGTTCAAGTACATATGCCTATTTGACATTAACTGCTACAGATGATGCAGTTAACTTGTCAACTGGTACTCTTGTTAGTCTGGGAGGTTTAACTTTGCAAACTGATACTAATGCTATAAATATTTCAAATGGTGGTAGTATATTGACACCTGGTGGTGCTAGTATTGGAAAGGATATTTATATTGGTGGCAACGTTTACATGACTAGAGGAGTATCAAATTATTATACTGAAGACAATAATATTATTAATTTTTATGACAGTTTTAATATTAAACGTTTTTCAATAGATAGATCTAGTTCTACTCAAAATTTTTCAATAACACGTTATAATTCTTTAGGAAACGCTATCGAGAAATCATTTGATATTTCTAATTCTGATGGTAAAACAGTATTTCATAATGAGACGTCAAGTTCAGATATAAATGATGCTTCTGTTGTTTTTCGGGGTGGTATTTCTATTTCAAATACATCAAATGCAACTAGTCTTGATAATGGTGGTAGTTTGACTATTGGTGGTGGAACAAGTGTTGCAAAAAATATGTTGGTTGGAGGAAATACATACATTTCATCTACTACTTCTAGTGAAAATGTAAGTACAGGTGCGTTATTAGTATCTGGTGGAGTTGGTGTATCAGGAAATCTTAATGTGTTGGGAAATACATTGATTGTAGGAAATTTAACAGTCAATGGTCAAACAACATCAATTGATACAACAAATACTAGTTTAAAAGACAATGTATTCCTTTTAAATTCTGGTCCTTCTGGATCAAATGATTCTGGCTGGATCATAGAAAGATATCAACAAGATAACAATATTGGTTCTGGGGATGTTGTTGCGGATTCATATTCGGCTACATATATATTACCTGATCAATCCGGTATGACATCAACTCAAATTAAATTAACAACCGAGGCAAGTGCTATTAATGAATATTATACTGGATGGTGGGTTAAAATATCATCTGGATTTAGTAATAATCAAATTAGAAAAGTACTTGTTTATAATGGTACTACTAAAATAGCAACTTTATCTAGCGATTGGCATACTCAAAATCCTTCTGTAGGTGATGTTGTAAATTTGTATAATAAACCATATGTTGGTGTTATTTATAATGAAACAATTGATCAATTTGAATTTGGATCTTCCGTTCAGGATCCTAATCAAAAATCAATATTATTATCTGATTATATACCTATTTGCTTTTCACGTGCTACAAGTGTATCAACAGAAATATCTAATAGCGTTTCTTCTGGAAGTATATTGGTAGCTGGTGGTATTAGTATATCAAATACTACAAATGCTAGTTCTATTACTAGAGGAGGTACATTTACCACATTAGGTGGTGCAAGTATTGGTAAAAATTTGTATGTTGGAAACAATTTGTATGTTAATGGAGCAAATATGACACCTAATCAATATGATATGTTTTCTACATTGACATTTAATGGTCAAAATAATATTACTACTTTTACTGATATAACAGATTTGGTTTTTCACAATTCAATTTGGAGTTTTGATTGTTATTTATCTGTTCGTGTTATTGCATCTACTAATTTGTTTGTAAATTTCCATATTCGTGGAGTAAATAAGGGTAGTTCTTGGGAAATTATTAAAACATATGTTGGTGATGACACAGGTATTCAATTTAACATTACAGAATTTGGTCAAATTCAATATACAACCCCAGATTACACAAGTTTTACATCAATTGTATTTAAATGGAGAGCTCTTGTTAATTAAAATTTAAGAGTTCTTGTTAATTAAAATTTAAGAGTTCTTGTTAATTAAAATTTAAGAGTTCTTGTTAATTAAAATTTAAGAGTTCTTGTTAATTAAAAATCTAATTATATTTGCAAAATGTGTAAATATAAGTAAATATGTTTCAATTATTTAAAAAGGGGGATAGATATGAGGAAGAAAATATTTTTAAATCAATATCAGAAAAAGTAGATTCAGAATGTAAAAATATTTCATCAAATTCTTATCAAATATGTGTTTGTGATCGCGATACTAAACGTAATATTGTAAAATATTGTAGTTTACAAAATGTTTTCGAATGGGAGGTCCTTGTTTATTTGTATATAATTGACAATAGAATCGCATTACAAACATCTATTGTGGCTGATAAGATTATATATGATACAAGTGATAAAGTATCATTGTATACATTCTTGAATAAATATAATCCAAATATCAAATTATTGTTAAATGAACTGTTTGGATTTGTTTGTAAATTTAGAACGTTTAATTTTTTACACGGTAATTTACATATACATAATATTTTTGTAAATCCACAAATGTTTATTCGTCGAGGTAAATTTTATATAATAGATTTCGGTAATTCCTTTATTCTTGATAAAAAGATTAATACATTTCCAAATTACAATAGATCATCTTTTATAGGCGAATCTGATAAAAAAATTTCATCAATATTTTTTGAATTTTGGGATTTTTTTACTTTGTTTGTTTCATTGAAAATATATTTTAAAAATAACTTGGATACGGTTGTTTATTTAGAAACTTTAATTACAAATTACATTCCAATCGATATATTGTTACGATTTAGTAAAGAATACCAAGATTATTGTTTTGATAATATTTTAACTTTTTATTTAGATGAACCTTGTATTATTAACGTGATTTAAATAAAATTGCCTACACCCTAAATATAAAATTGTTTAAATATAAAATTGTTTAAATATAAAATTGTTTAAATATAAAATTGTTTAAATATAAAATTGTTTAAATATAAAATTGTTTAAATATAAAATTGTAAATGTTTATTATCGCCTTTTGTTACAAATGACTCGTGATTTTCGATTGGGTCAAAATCTTTTGTAGTATTATATGTGACAAATTTTGTAGATGAATTTAATCCAACTCTTTGTATATTATTTTTATAATTTGTATGAATTGAATCTGTTGTTCTAGAAACAAGTGTTGCGTATCTTGTAATAGAATCATCTAGATATTTATACATTATACTTGTTTTAGGAATTGTGTATACAAAATTGTGCATATTATTAATCGTATTTTGTCTTAATTTTAATGCGGCTTGGAATAATTCGCTTGTATTTTCAGGATACACACCATTTGATTCGTAAAAAAGATCTATATCACGTTTTATTCGTAATATACTATTTGTACCTTTTAATAATGAATAAAAATTTTCTGGATTATATTCGCTTAATTTAATAACCGAGAATAAGAAATGAATTACGTTTGAATCGATATATAATGAATCTAATTGATTTTGATTATACATTTTTTGGATTTCAGATTGTGGCATTTTATTTTCACTGGAATTTCTTATTAATTTAAGTTTTATATCAATGTAGTCGTAAACTTTTGATTGTAAAGATTGTAATTTAACCATTGTCATACTGTTAAAATCGTTTACTTTATTATTTTTTACATTAACATATGTATTTGATATATATAAAGCAAAAACTACTAGTATTATTACAAAACCATATGATTTCTCAAACGCTTGTGTTACGACAATCAATACAATAACAAATATAACAATTGTTTCAAATTGTAATGTTTTTGCAAAAGATCCATGTTGATTTAGAAATAAATTTTGAATATCTGTAAACATATCTTCTCTTATATTTACAGTTTAAAAAAGTTTTAATAAAAAAATGATAAAAAAAATTAAAATACAATACAATAAAATACAAGAATAAGAATAAGAATACGATGCACCTCAACAATGAAAGGTACCTTTTAGATGAAGAAACACCAAATATAGGTCTTAAATTAAGTTTTGACAATGTAACTCCAGAATTATATACATTAATATATATATTATCAATCTTATTAATAGTGACTATTATATTTTTATTATTGCGTATTATAGATTTTATAATAACTAAATCTATTAAAATACATGACTATTTTACATATATAAATTACGATCCATTAATTAATTAATTTATTTATTTTATAATTATTTTATATGGTTATAGTATAATATGTCGAATTCTAAAAAAATAAACATAATTGATGATCGTTTAGATGAAGGAGAAATGTTAACTAAATTAAAAAACATTTTTTTAAATATTACAAAATCGCCACAGTATTCAAATTATATAAATTTTTTATTAAAAAATGCTGCACAATTATATGTAAACGATGGATCAAAATACAACGATGAAGACTATTTTTCAAATGACGAATTGGCTAGTATTCTTGTAGAATTTCGTATTTTGCCACCGATGCCAGAAATAATTAAAAATGAATATTATGAAAACTTTTCTAGGCATTACGATGATATAAATAAAAATCATACACACTTATTAAATGAATATACAAAAAAAAAATCAAGAGCAAGTATGTTACCTATGATTGGTGGTAAACGTGGTTCTGTTAAACGCGGTTCTGTTAAACGCGGTTCTGTTAAACGTGGTTCTGTTAAACGTGGTTCTGTTAAACGTCGTTCTGTTAAACGTAAATCAGTTAAACGTAAATCAGCCAAACGCGGTTCTGTTAAACGTCGTTCTGTTAAACGTCGTTCTGTTAAACGTCGTTCTGTTAAACGTCGTTCTGTTAAACGTGGGAAAAAGTAAATTTTGAATTTTAAATATGAAAATTACGATCCATTAATTATTTTATTAGACGTAAACATTGAAACATACAAAAAATAATTTTGAATTTAAATATAATAATCAATATATATTTAAAAATGGAAAAAGACAACGACATTAAACAAGTTTGCAAAAATTTCATGTACAAAAATTGTCAACGTGAAGATTGTAAATTTATTCACGACAGTACTATTTGTTTTTATTATTGGAAACACGGATCATGTAAATTTCAATCTGAATGTAAGAACAGTCACGACGTCGTTCTACAACCTATGACATTTCGGCAAGGAAACGATAAAAGTAACGATAAAGGAAACGATAAAGGTAACTATAAAAGTAACGATAAAGGTAACTATAAAGGTAACTATAAAGGAAACGATAAAGGAAACGATAAAGGAAACGATAAAGGCTATAGTAAAGGACATAGTAACGATAAAGGAAACGATAAAGGCGATAGTAAAGTAAAACGAAACAAGGACAAGTACAATAATAAACGAAAAAAGAATACGGAATGTTTTGTTCCAAAGACTGATCCCGTTGATTTACGTGTTGTTTTAGATTTACGTTCAACTTGCAATTACAATGAACCAATCCCAGAATTAACTAGTAGAGACATACTACTTTCTCCTAAACTATTTGATGATTTTGGTGAATATGAAATTTATAACAAATTGGTTTCCGAAATTGAAAATTGTGGAATTCCAGAAACAGAATTATTAAAAATGTGGCATGGAAATGATAAAATCGAAGGTACTCATTTAATTGCCGATGATCACCGTAAATGGAAAGAACATTGTCCAACATTTAATATGATTATACAACGTTTAAAAAATTCGTTCAAGATGGATATTAAATCTACAAGATTTAATTGGTATCGTGATCCAGATCATTGGAAACCTTTCCACCACGATGCTGCTGCTATCAAAGTAGATAAAGCATTAACTCAAAATTTTACAGTAGCTGTTTCTTTTGGTATTACTAAAGATGCTGCCTTTGAACATGCTAAAACAAAAACAGTTATAAGTATGCCACAACCAGATGGTACTGTTTATTCATTTACAAATGATACTAATGGTATTTGGAGACACGGGATTTTACAAGAT